GACGAAGGCGAAGAAGGCCGCGATTGGGAACAATGGTATGGCGAGTTTCGTGGGCAGACTTGCAAACGCACCAGCTACAACACCCAAGGCGGTCAGCATCCTAACGGGACACCGTTTAGGAAGAACTATGCAGGTATTGGATACACCTATGATGCAGTGCTGGATGCTTTTATCCCACCACAGCCTTTTGCTAGTTGGGTGCTAAACGCTGGTTCTTGCCTTTGGGAGCCACCCACACCCATGCCGACGGATGGAAAGATGTATAGCTGGGATGAAGCAACAACCTCTTGGAGGGAAGTATGAGTTCAATTGCGGTCACGGGTAATGCAAGCGGCACTGGGACTCAGACGCTTCAATCGGCTAATACAAATAGCACGATTACCCAAACGCTACCCACGGTAGACGCAACAACGCTTGGTTATATTAACGCTCCGTTAGATAGCAAGACGGATAGCTATTCGATTGTCGATGGAGATCAAGGGAAGGCTATTTATTTAGCTTCAGGTGCTAGCAAGACGTTTACGATCCCTGCCAATAGTTCTGTTGCTTTTGCTACGGGTACGGTGCTTACGTTCATTAATATGAGTTCAAGTAGCTTGTCGATTGCCATCACGACCGATACGATGTATTTGGCGGGCACGGGAACAACAGGCACCCGTACATTGGCCCAATATGGGATTGCGACTGCTATAAAGATGACATCGACGACTTGGTTAATTTCCGGTAACGGGTTAACTTAAAGGACTCCCATGACCGCCGTCTTGAATCTTCTAATTGGCACATCACGTTCGGGCGCCCTCCCGCTTGATGTCGAGTACCTTGTTGTTGCTGGCGGGGGCGCTGGAGGAGGAACGTACGGAGGTGGAGGTGGAGGAGGTGGCTTTAGGACAGGAACGACCCAAGGACTGTCCCTTGCGACAAACTATACGGTAACAGTAGGTGCTGGCGGGGCTTCTGTATCAGGTTATACAAATGGGAACTCTGGTTCAAATTCTGTGTTTAGTACAATCACTTCTGCTGGCGGTGGTGGTGGTGGAACTTACACGTCAGCCGGTGTATCCGGTGGTTCAGGTGGCGGGTCAGGTAGCAACCCAGCAGCATCGGGTGCCTCTGGGAATACACCTTCTGTAACTCCTTCACAAGGAAATGATGGAGGAGCAAGCGTTGGAGCGCCAAGATATGCGGGCGGCGGCGGTGGCGGAGCCGGTGGTGCAGGGACGTCCGAAACAAATGTATCGTCACCATCAACAAGCACAGCGGGAACAGGAGGTTCTGGCGCTCAATCATCAATTACCGGAACATCTCCAGCACCTTATTACGCCGGTGGTGGTGGCGCTGGTGGGTATCAAACAGAAGGCTTAAATGTCTCTGCTGGCCCAGGAGGACTTGGTGGCGGCGGCGCAGGAGGAACCTACACGCCGACAGGAGTATATGGAACGGCAGGAACTGTTAATACTGGTGGTGGAGGTGGGAGTGGTGGTGCTGGCTCGGGTAATACGGGCGGCGCAGGTGGCTCTGGTGTAGTCATCCTCAAATACCCCAATACGTACACAATCTCAAATCCTGGGGGCGGGTTAACATACTCAACAGCTACATCTGGTGCATATAAAATAACGACGGTTACTGCTGGAACTGGTAATGTGTCGTGGAGCTAGTGGCATAGTGCGCCTAGCAAAATTATAGGAAAGCAATGTGTTCGGCTTTGATCCATTTTCAACTGCGCCGTTCTCAGCGATCAGTGGGTCGGGTGCCAACACATACCAAAAGGAAGTAGCTGAAACAGCCACCGGTACTGACGCTACCGCTGCAAGCCTAACAATTAATTCAGCCGTCGCTGAAACGGCTACGGGTACTGACGCCACCAACGCAAACCTCACCATCGATTCAACCGTTGCCGAGAGCGCAACCGGTTCTGATGCCACTGACGCAACGATTGCTTACCAAGGTGCAATTGCTGAAAGCGCCACCGCTTCTGATGCAGTAGATGCCCAGAAGTTTTTGGATGGATTGATATCAGAATCAGCATCCGCCACGGATGCGGTATCTGCGACGTTTACCTTAGTAGCAAGCGTCCTTGAAATAGCGCTTAGCTCAGATGCTGTATCCACTACAGTAAATATTACTGGCAGCGTATCGGAGTCAGCAACTGCAACCGATCTAACGACCACAGGACAAAGCTTCGATGGCGCCGTAAGCGAAACTGCCTCAGGGTCTGATGCGGTTCTATCTGGGTCCTTATATGACAGGTCGGTAAGCGAAACAAGCTCAGCAAGCGATGCAATTGATGCGCTCCACTTCTTAGGAGGCATCATTGCCGAAGCAGCTTCGGCGTTAGATAATATTGCAACCTTAGCAAACTTCGTTGGATCCATAGCGGAGAATGCGGCCGGCTCGGACTCATTGCAGACGGGCGGCTTATCGCAAGTGTCAGTATCTGAATCAGCATCAGCAAGTGATTCAGTATCAAGCGGTAATTTGTGGAATGAAATTGACGATACACAGGTGGCGAATTGGCAGCAAATTAATAGCGTCCAGTCGGCCAACTGGAATCCAGTGACAATAAATTGAGGTAGATCATGCCTATTACACGTACGTCATTACTAGACCTACCCATTATCGAAACAGATACGGAAACCGGTACCTGGGGCGATGCTGTTAATAAAGGGCTGACCGAGTACCTTGATATTGCAATTGCCGGCATCACGGACCTAACGGGGTCCAACTTTTCTGGCTCGCCTAATTACGATCTAACGCTTACGCTAACCACGGGCGACGCAAGCGCAACGAATATTGTTTACAACACGGCCCAGTACTCCACGATCCGTGTATCGAGCTTGAATGCCAACTCAACAATCATTGCGCCCAATTCATCGCGCTCATACAAAGTCATTAATGCTGATAGCACTTATACGCTTACGATCAAAAAGTCTGGCGGTACAGGGGTAACAGTAAACCCTGGCGCATCGCTGGTTGCCGTATACAACGGGTCGGATTACGTGGGGCTTGGAGTTCAGGCGGCCGCAACGCTTACGGCAGGGCAGCTTATAAAAGGCTCAGGAAGTACGGTCGTAACGCCAGCAACGGCGGGGACTGATTATGTGGCGCCTGCTACAGCAACAACATTCACAGCACTTCAAACCTTTTTAGGATCTTCGTCTAACCTGGCGCAATCGCTAGCTAACTCATCAGAGGTAGTGACGGTATCGGGTTCTGGCGTGCCGGCGACTGTTGATTACGATGTCACCACACAGTCAGTCATCTATTACACTGGCAACGCAGGGGCAAACTGGACGGTTAATTTCCGCGCCTCATCTGGAACAACGTTGAATACCGCACTGGCAACTGGGCGAAGTGTAACGGTTGCGCTCTTGGCGACCCAGGGTGCATCTCCTTTTTACAATGCAACCGTACAGGTAGATGGCAACACGATCGTGCCAAAGTTTCAGGGTGGTATAGCTTGGTCAGCCGGCAATGCATCAGGCATCGATGCTTACGTATATACGATCATAAAAACAGCGTCGGCAACCTTTACGGTGCTAGCCTCACAAACTCAATTCAAGTGAGCCTAATATGCCGCTTATCCAAAGAATAGGTTCTGCAAGCGCCAGGGGATTTGGATTTGGCAAGACAGGGTTCCTTTATCAAAGCACAGTAACTGAGACCGCAAGCGGATCTGACCAAACCAATCGAGACGCTATTCTCAGCGCGCTTATTGCTGAGACAGGTACTATTACAGACCTGATAACGACACTGCCAAGCTATGAAAGCCTGATAGCTGAATCATCCACAGCATCTGATGCAGTCATTGGATCTTTGCTATACGGGAGTACGGTTGCAGAAACCGCCGGTGGTTCGGATTCAATAAGTACACTTGCTAGCCAAAATGTTACCGCCGCAGAATCGGCATCAGGTTCAGATGCAATATCAACGGTCGGTACATTCAATGTATCCACATCAGAAACCTCTTCAGGCGCCGACCAAACTCTTGCGTCCCTGTTGTATACATCGAGTGTTGAAGAGTTGGCGACCGGGGCTGATTCACAAAATACATCGCGTACAACGGCAGGACTGATTATTGAAGCTGTACTAGGTGAGGATACCGTTAACCGACTTGTAAGCGTAGACGGTCTGATTGCAGAAGGTGGAACGGCCACAGACAGCATCGTTTCGGAATACACGCCAGGACCAAGAGGTGTATTTGGCGGAGGGTTTGGAACAACGTATTCCAACGTGCTCCAATACATTGCCATTACTTCTACGGGCAACTCTACGGACTTTGGTGACCTACCGATCTCGGTTACGTTGCTTGCGGCATGCTCATCATCTACCAGGGGCATATTCGCCGGTGGCTCTACGGGTGCAAATACCAACCGCATTTCTTACATCACTATTGCAACCACAGGAAATGCAGATGACTTTGGTGATCTTTTGGCAACAACGTCGGAACTAGCTGGTTGCAGCAATGAAACAAGAGGTTTATTTGGTGGCAGCAGCACACCGAACAATGTGATTCAGTACATCACCATTGCTTCATTGGGTAATGCCACTGACTTTGGCGACCTGACAAGTAGTCTGCGCCTGCTAGCGGCCTGCTCTTCAACAACAAAAGGCATCTTTGCTGGCGGCCTTACCGCGGTCAATGTCATACAAGAGGTCACAATCGCAACCACTGGTAATGCAACAGACTTCGGAGATCTAACGCAGGGAAGGAATGCGCTAGCCGGGTTGTCTTCCAATACGATTGGCGTATTTGGCGGCGGGAATACCAGCACAACAGGTTCGCCAGTACGGGTTAATACCATCGATTACATCACCATGGCCACCGCAGGTAATGCGTCTGACTTTGGCGATCTGACGGTTTCAAGAAACACGATAGCTGCGTGCTCATCAACTACACGAGGTGTGTTTGGCGGTGGCTCTACAGGCTCTATATCAAATGTGATGGATTACATCACGATTGCATCAACATCAAATGCAACTGATTTCGGCGACCTTTATGCAGGCCGGGCGCAGTTGGCTGCATGCTCTAGCGCACATGGCGGTTTGTAATGCATGACTTAATCATCAAGAAACTTAGCAACGCTTTGCCGGCGGTTAAGCCTGAGTATGGGCTGATGCTTAAAAACATACAGACCCATATGCCCGCGGTGGTAAGGGACACAAGTAACTTTCATAAGTCCCACAGCCAGTTCATGCAAGTGACGCTGGACATCACGGCTATCTCACCAATCAGAAGCATTAAGCATACGCTTGCAGAAATAGAGCAAACCAAGAATGCCTTGCAAGAGGCTTACGTTAGTTTGCGAAAGCGCCAGATTGATATCAAGAAAAAGCAAAGAGATATCGAACAAGCAAGAGATCCGCTAGACGCAGAGATGTACGAAGTTGAGTTGATAGAGCTACAGACGCAGCAAGAGAATGCTCAAAACTATGTCAACGGTGCATTGCGCAAGATGAACTTCTTGGTTAACCAGCACGATCAGTTGCTCAAGAAGATCGGGCGGGATGAAATCACTGAAGAGGATTACGAGAAGGAAGAGGCCAGGTATCACATCATGACCTGTATGAAACAGGCGTTGAATGCTGCCAGGTCTAGGGGCGGTCTAATTGATGAAGGCAATCTGATTTACCTCTTTGATTTAGGTATCAACGCGGCACAAGCACAGGCTGAACTGAGTGCTTACTTGGCGCTGGAAAACAAGATCATGGCCCAAGGTAACATGCCGACCCATGAGATTACCGTCCGCTGGTTAGAAGCGTGTGCTGACAAGTGGCAAAACGAGCCGGCAAAATTTGCCGCCCGCAGAGGGTTTACAGTGCTTGACTATTCCTCGCTAACAAACAAACAGATTAGCGACAAGGCGGCATGATGCATATCGTAGTAGGCACACCTTGTTATGGCGGCATGATGTGTACTGCTTACACAGAGTCGTTACTTGGTTTGAAAGAAGCGTGTGTACAGAATGGCATCAAGCTTACGGTGATATTTCTAGGCAACGAGTCATTAATTCAGCGCGGCAGGAATACGATCGCTCACCATTTCTTGCAGACAGATGCAAGCCACTTGATGTTCATTGATGCTGATCAGAAGTTCAGGCCAAATGACATAGCCAGAATGATTAAGGCTGACAAGGGGATTATTGGTGGCCCGGTCCCCATGAAGGGCATTAATTGGGAAGGTGTTAGGCGTGGCGCATTGGATGGGTACAAAACGCTCTCAGACCTATCTGGCTACTACAACATCAACAAGCTATCAGGCCACGACATGATGGATGTCAACTTGCCATTTCAAGTGCGGCATGTTGGCACAGGGTTTATGCTCATTCGTCGGGATGTGTTTGAGAAGCTAAAGCCGCATGTTGGTATGTACAGAAATGGTGATGAAGAGATCTTTGATTACTTCAAGGTTAGGAATGTAAACAACGAATTGCTCTCTGAGGACTACAATTTTTGTGAATCTTATAGAGAGCATGGCGGAACCGTATGGCTAGCGCCTTGGTGTGAGATAGGGCATTTTGGTGCTTACTGTTTCACCGGGCGTTTTATTTCGTAGGGAGGGCGCATGAACTGGAGCGACGTACTTAAAACGATTATCCCAGTGATCGTGACTTTATTGGGGCAGCAAAATAATGGATGACAAAACCCACGAGTTAGCAGTCCTAAAAGCGCAGGCTAAGATCCGGCTTGAAGAGCTAAAGGCCCAAGACTCTGCCAAAGAAGTTGCTGGCAAAGCGATTGGCGAAGATGGACTGCTGTACATCTTTTTGATCGTGCTCGTTGGTGTTGGCGCATCCTTGTTCCTTGAAGGCGAGAAAATCGCCGCTGTGATGGGTCTTCTTGGTGCTTCACTTACTGCACTTATTCAAATGCTTAACGGTATTGCAGGCACTGCGCCTAAGCAGGAAAAGCCAGAGTTTGAGGTAATTAAAGATCTGATTCACCGTCTTGACAAGTTGGACCGTGCTGAGCAACCCATGCAGGTTGATGTTGAAGGCTCCAAGGTAACAGTCAAAAAGGGTGCTGACACCGTAACAGCTAAGGGTAATCATGTTTGAACTACTGTCCGGCGGTCTTCTTGGCTCCATCTTCGGTGGCCTGTTCCGGCTCGCCCCTGAAGTCTTAAAGTTCTTAGACAAGAAGAACGAGCGCCAGCACGAGCTGTCCATGTTCCAACTTCAGACCGACCTCGAAAAAATGCGGGGCGAGTTCAAGATGGAGGAGAAGTATGTTGACTACTCGATCTCGCAAATGGACACGATTAAGGAGGCTTTTAAGGAACAAGCCCAGACCGCAAAAGAGGCTGGCTGGTTCGCTAGCTTTGTCACTGCTATTACCCGCCCCGGTCTTACTTGGATTGCATTTGGCGTATACGTGGCTGTCAAAGCTGCTGGGCTGACGATTGCTTTTCAAACCAACGCTAACTGGGCTGAGGTCTTGACCAAGTCCTACGACGAGGATGATTTCGCCATGCTGAACATGATGCTTACGTTCTGGTTTGTAGGACGGTCTATAGAGAAGTACAACAAATCGTGATTGAGGCAAAGAAGCTTTGCAAAGATGTACTGATCAAGCCCTTTGAAGGGCTGGCAAAGCGCTTGCCTGACGGACGAGTAACGGCTTATCCAGACCCGGGAACCCGCGGACATCCCTGGACAATCGGCTGGGGTGCAACTGGCCCTGATATTAATCCCGGCACGATTTGGACAATTGAGCAATGTGAAGATGCGCTAGATCATCACGTTGAATACTTTCTCAGGGGGCTGTTTAAGATGTCCCCAAAGATACAGGCCGCACTACCAAGACGCATTGCCGCTGTGACTAGCTGGGTCTACAATTGTGGCCTAGGGAACTATCGGGTTTCCACGTTCAAGAAACGTATTGATGCGGGGGACTGGGATGGCGCGGCAGACCAATGTATGCTCTGGAATAAAGCTGCCGGCAGAGTACTCCCTGGCCTTACCCGTCGCCGTGCTGCTGAAGCAGCCTTAATGAGGTGAGCAATGCCGCTACGTAAAATCCTGTTCAAGTCGGGAGTTAATAAAGAGAATACGCGGTATACCAACGAGAACGGCTGGTATATAAGTGAGAAGGTACGCTTTCGCCAAGGTACGCCAGAAAAGATTGGCGGATGGCAGCGCATCTCTGGT